CAGGAGTTGGAGGAAGGATCACTACGCACCCTACAAGCGGAACCGTAAGGAGATGGCGGACGCAATGACCCAACAGGAGAAGGAAGAGAACGAGGTGTTCTGGGAAGTGTATGATGACTTCGTAGACTTCGTGAAGACCAAGACCAACTGCACAGTGCTACGAAACGAGAGGACAGAAGCAGATGACCTCATAGCAAGATGGATAGACAAGCATCCAGATCAGGACCACGTGATCATCAGCACTGACAAGGACCTCAACCAACTGATAACACCAAGGGTAAGACAGTACAATGGTGTGAATGAGACCACACTCACACACGAAGGGTGGTTTGATGCTAAATCAGGCAAACCCGTCATAGACAAGAAACTGAAGGCACCAAAACCCGCACCAGACACAGAATGGATCGTGTTCGAGAAGGCCATGAGGGGAGATCCAAGCGACAACATATTTTCAGCATACCCAGGTGTGCGTACAAAGGGCACCAAGAACAAGATAGGCCTACAGGAGGCGTTCGCCGACAGGCACGAGAAAGGCTACACGTGGAACAACCTGATGCTGAGCAAGTGGGTGGACCATGAGGGCAAAGAACACAGAGTACTTGAAGATTATGAACGCAATAGACTACTAGTGGACCTACACGCACAACCAGAGGCCATCATAGAGGAACTGGACCAGACCATACAGCAGGCCAAGAGCGAGAACAAGAGCATAGACCAGGTTGGAATCAGATTCATGAGGTTCTGTGGCAAGTACGATTTAAATAGAATCAGTGAGCAGGCACAACTGTATGTTGAGCCATTTAACGCGAGGTTACAAGCATGACGGTGAGAGCCAAGACCCTGGTCAAAGATAAATTCTGGATAGTCGAGCAAAACGGCGAGAAGTTGGGTACCCTTTCAAAACAGGATGACAACGGTTGGACGTTCCTCAGCAAGAAGGATCAGCGACAAGTGTTCCACACACAGGAGAGCCTGTTCACACGATTTGGATTCAATATATTTGAAACATCAGATGTCAAACTGCCCGAGGAGGAGGTGCAGGCGGACAACTTCGATGTGCATGGTTTCCCATGCAGTCAACACCCATACAACCCCATGTTCGATGTGCAGAAGCAACTGCCTGTGTACACGAAAACACCCAAGAGCAAGAGCCAGTTCTGCGCAGGATACTACATTATATGTTTCGAGAAGGGATGGCGTAAAGCCTACTGTCCAAAGATGATCACACTGTCGAGATATGAGTACAAAGGACCAATGAAAACCAAGATAGAAATGCAACAGGTACTGAACAATGCCGTCAAACAATTCCAAGATTCAAACTAGACCCATAGAAGACCTTATAGGCAGGATACGTACACTGCGCCAGAAAGGCGAGAGACAGATAGTCATACCCGCGCGAGAGGCAGACCAATTAGCAGACAGTCTTGTCCAAGTAATGACCCGTATGGTCACCATACAGGAGGAGATCATAGAGGCCTTAAAGACCGCCAAGGAGGCACAAACGATCAGCATAGAAATGGACGGCGGAAATTTTGATGCCAAAAAATAGACAACAATTCAAAATAGTTTTAAAAAATAATCATGAAGAGGAAATGTCATTTTGGTACACACTAGAAAACAATCCTGTGGCTGACCTTTGGTTACGTTCCATGAAACACCTTCGAAACGTGAAACCACACAGTATAGATTCGATATTACAAAAACCTAGGGACCTCGAGACCTGCTACCGCTTATTCTGTGAATTTGGTAACATAGAACCTATAAAATTTGATGGAATTGATCACCAGGTGCTTAACAAATTTCATGCACAGTACATGGAATACCATGACGTGTTGTCCCGGAAGGATAACAATGACATCATATACGAATTTCATCAATGCATACACAGAGTCGAAACAGAAATCAAAGGTGGCACACTTCCCGAAGATAGGATGCACAAGATCGGTTATTGCAACACATCAGCACCTTTTCATGTCAAATTCCCATGTAATCTTTACTATGCAGACAAATTATTAGCAAACAATATCTATCTATGCATTGCCGATTCAGGTAAACGACCTTATGATTTCTGGATGGACAAAGAATCAGACGATAGGCAAAACATAGACAAAACCATGATAGCCCATTACACATTCAAACCCGACTGGTTTATCAGTTTGAGATCACTCGTCCCTCCTGCTCTTCCTCAAGAATTCTACCAATGGTTCGAGCCTCATAGGGAAGAATTTCTATCTAAATACGGGTTGAACAAATGGGATCATGTGGACGAGTATTCGACTGTGTTATTGGCCACCCCGAACGACTCTGAAAATATAGCGGTATTGATCAAAAAAGGATTCGCATACCATAGGATAGAACTATCTAACTAAACCCTAGAATTTCTGGTAAATATAGTTGCAAAGGTGTACAACTATGAGCAGACCAAAACCCACAGTGTTATTGCAACACAGTAACAAGACCACGTTCAAACTGGATGAAGTCCTGGCGGCCGAGGGCATCTGGGCGGTCTTTTACGACGGTAAACCCATCAACCTGAAGAGCTCAAGCCTGGTGGCCAACTACCCTGGTCCCAAGTACAAGAAGGTTTCGTTCTCCAACCCCGGACATGCGGAGAACCTGGCCAAGAAGTTGAACACACAACACAACACCGACAAGTTTGGTGTGTATCTATTGAAGACCGGCGAAAAATTTAGTAGATAATTTGATTAGATAATTAACTTACTAATCAATTAGTTACTATGAATAATTTTTGTGACGGACACTATTTCCAAAACTACCATAAATTTAAAGATACCCGTACAATATTAGATGCAGTAGTTTTAACAAATTATCTACAATGGAACAACAAATGCACCAAGTTCTTTGAGATCGGTGTAAACAAAGGAGCAAATTTTGCCATTGCAATTGAGGCAAAGGATAGTATGGAATGTGTATTAGTCGACCCGGACTTAACATCTTTTAACGTTTGTGTTCCGATCGAACTCAGAACACGTGCCACCTGTATGGAAATTTATTCTAGAGATATCGATTATAGCAAACTTCCATGTATGGACTTTATCTCATTAGACGGGGATCCAACACACCCAACACCCACCGATGACTTAAAAAATCTGATGTCTATAACTCACGAGCAAAGTGTGATACAGCTCAGTTGGGTCAATCACCCCGACACGAAATACAGCAGAGAGTTTTTGAAAAAAGCAAATTGGACAAAATGGATAGAACTTGACGGTTCTGAGTTTTGGGCCAAATGTAGTTTACAAGATTTTATTAATAATTTGATTGAAAACAAATCAGGCCTTTTAGATTTTAGTACAATCATAAAAGGCAATGACAAGGATGATTACAAATGGAAACTCACAACACCAAAATTTGTTTATGAACACGTCGAGCTGTTAAGAGATTATATAAAATAACTAATAATATGGATCGCAAAACAGCCTACACACGCACCTTCATGGAGTTGCTAGAACAACCAGTTCATGATGAGACCATTAAGAACAACTACTACGCATGGTGGCAGAATGTACGTGAAAGTTACCAGGCTAGATCGTTGCGATTGACCAAACAGGGGTTGGAGATGTTGGAGCGATTGGATCTCAAGACCTACACCATAAAATTCCCAGCCAAGGTAATATTCACACCACAGACCTACCTGTGGTTGGACGAGTTCGTTGATTGTCCTTATTACGTGGACAAGAAACAGATTATTGTGACCATGGAGAAAATGGCACTACAACTGATGCTTTTCGCTGGAGATATCACCAAATATGGGTTAGCCCGTGCGATGAGCAAGGTAGACGAGCAAAAAAGCCAGTAAAATTGCGACTTCTGTGCGGTTGACCGTACACATATTCCTGCTATAATGATATTATAAACATTTAAACAGGAGTGTACTAAATGGTAAGAGCAAACAAAAACAAAGAGGCGGCGGTAGGTTCTCAGAACAGGACTGTATCACCAAACGAGGCAAAATCAGCATTAACACATTGTATCAAACTACAGAGACCCATAATGATGTGGGGAGCACCGGGCATAGGTAAGTCAGACATAGTCAAACAGATCGCTGACGCGGAAGGCAGAGAAGTGATCGACATCAGACTTCCTTTATGGGAGCCCACAGACATCAAAGGTATTCCTTATTACAATTCAACAGAGAACAACATGGTCTGGGCGAGTCCGGCGGAACTGCCAACTGATCCCAAGTCAAATGCAATCGTATTCTTAGACGAGCTTAACTCTGCGGCACCGGCTGTACAGGCGGCGGCGTACCAACTGATCCTCAACAGAAGAGTTGGGCAATACAAACTGCCAGAAGCGGTATCGATCGTGGCGGCGGGTAACAGGGATTCAGACAAGGGCGTCACTTACAGGATGCCGGCTCCACTTGCCAACAGATTCGTACACATCGAGCTAAGGGTGGACTTCGAAGACTGGATGGAATGGGCCACAGGACAACACATACACGCGGACGTGGTAGGTTACTGCACATTCGCCAAACAAGATTTATATGATTTCGATCCTAAGGGATCGAGCAGATCATTCGCGACTCCAAGATCATGGAGTTTCGTAAGCCAACTTCTATCAGACGACCTGCCAGAAAGTACGCTCACTGACCTCGTAGCAGGTTGCGTAGGAGAGGGATTGGCCGTTAAGTTTATGAATCATCGTAAGATTAGCGGTCAACTTCCAAACCCATCTGATATATTGAGCGGTAAGGTCCGAGACCTTAAGACAAAGGAGATATCAGCGATGTACTCCCTAACAGTTTCTTTGTGCTATGAATTACAACAGGCACACGAGAAGAAAGACAAGACTTGGAATGAACAAGCGGACAGGTTCTTCAATTACATGATGGACAACTTTGAAACGGAGTTGGTTGTTATGGGTGCGAAGATCGCCTTGACAAACTACAAACTTCCGTTCGATCCTAGCAAGTTGAAATCATTTGATAGGTTCCATAAGAAGTTTGGCAAGT